AAGTAAATGCGAAGGGAGCCGGAACAAAGGAAGTTAAGTACACAGTCACGCCGAGTCCACGCCGCGAGATCGTTTCAAGCGAAACAATGGAGGAACTGAACAAGAAGAAACCCGTCATTGAGATCGTTCAGAAAATGAAGCAGAACAACGAAGAGAAGCACCATGCGGACGGAAGCTATGCAGCGCGACAGGAATACAAGAAGGAAGCAGCCGAGGCGCTTGCCGCATCCCACGCAAACGCTCCGGTGATCGAGTATCCCGAAGGCCCAGCGCCGGAAGATATTCCGTTTTAAGTTCGTTTACAAACCAAGGAAGCTTTGTGCTTCCTATTTGCGGAGTGAGAGTTTTTGTTGTTTCCTACTGCTCATAGGCCGCGACGAGGTTGTCTTCTACCGACCTTTCTATTTCTCTTGCTCCGCAAATAGGGAGTTCAAGGCTGCACATTACGAATAAAACAAATGAGCATACACGACTGGTTGAAACGAAAGCACCCGAACAGATACAACACGCTCGTATTCTTTCCGTCTGTCCGGGTCAGAATGCTTGAAAAGAAAATACGCATCTTGGAAGCTGAGAAGAAAGAGAAACTGGAGAACGTGCAAATCCGTATGCTCGCGGATCTCAAAACTCGGCTGAAAGAAAAAGAACAAATAGCTATCGCTCGAGACCGGCGACTTCGTGGAGGAAAGGACGTAATGGCGATTCTGTACCTGATACGGGAACGGTTGATACGCGAGATCGGTAGGTGCGAAAAGTGCCACACGACTTCTTTTCCGCTTACACTCGACCACATTATTCCAAAATTCGTTCTGTGGGATTTCGGTATAAATGCCGATACGTATGTGGAAGAAGGAAATTTTCGCCTGCTGTGCAAACCGTGCAACATGCTGAAGTCTAACCACCTTGATTTCACGGATCCGCGCACCAAACCGCTTTTGCTCGGACTGCTTTCAAAGATACCCACAGTTAAAACAGAAGCAGAAACCGCACCAGAGGTATGATTGTCTTTATGAAACGACAAAAGTACAACTGCATCTGCCACTACTGCAAAAATCCGCTAGAGCGAGAGATCCCGTGCCGTCCGAATATGAGTTGTTTCGACTGCAAAACACAGATTCAAAAAGAATACGAGCGAACCCACAAAGCAGAGAAAGCAGCCCGACGAAAGAAGACATAGACTATCCCCAACGAGTTTATTGCTTTTATTGGCTATTCAAGGCATAATAATGAAGGTCGAGCTATGGCACTATTACAAAAGAAACAGGAAGTTTTAGAGTATTGGAATTCGAAGAAGATAACCGTTCACCGCGCCATGCTTCCTGGTCTTTCGAAAGAACTCGATAAGATTCTGAAGTATCTGAGTGTTGATGATTTGAAAGCCTCGATTGATTTCTACGCAGAGATTCTTGAAGTTGGAACGCCAGAACCGCAAAAGCGATATTTCTGGACGCACAAATGGAACTTGCAGGAATTCTTGAAACGGGGTGTTGAAAAATTCGACGGGCAGCAAGCAGAGAATTATCTTCGACGGGTGAATCTTGATTCTCCTTCCGCAATCGTCTTTAAAAGAAATAAATAAATAGAAAAATATGTCAAAAGTAGAATTAACCCGCGATATGACACTTCCTTCCATTGCGGTACGCAACAGTGATAAGGCAATGTTTCTCGCTGGTGCCGCATCAATGGGCCACGCAATGAAGGTTCGCATAGAGGAAATGTTGTTAGGCGATGAGATTAGCGCAGAAAGTACTCTTGTTTTGATTAGGCACCAAAAGGAACTTCTGGAACAGTTGAAAGGCCTCGCTCGCAAAGCCGGAATAATCTCCTAGCAATGAAAGCAAAACTCTATATAAAAGGGTTGCGCGAACCGATAGAGGTTGACCCCGAAGAAGGAATCGAAGCGCAGCGCGTCATAACGGATCCGAAGGTTTCGAAAGACACGCCGTTCTCAATCGAGAATGTGTGGACGGGTACGAAGTTCGACATGAAATTCGTTGTGTTTCCGGAAAAAGAACAAACCTTCGATTCTCCGGTGTTTTCCGTGATGAGCAAAACCGAATACGCAGCGTTCAACAAAGAACTTGAGCCATTCCGAAAGGAAGCCGTTCGCGCTGGGTGGAAAGAATACGAAGGCGATCTGTTCTGGATGCAGAGCAAAGGCGCAATAAAAATAAGCGAACGAAAAGGAACATACGTGTCGCTCTATCGGGACTGCGTATCCGTTTCAGACCCTATTAAATTTAAAGACGCAGACGCAAAGATAGACTCGTTCAACGCATACCGCGACCGGATCGCCTACGCGAAAGCAAAGGATCTCGCCGGATTAGCAGCAATAGCCGAAACCATATGAAGAAATACATAGTTGGTGCGCTCGTGGGCCTTGTGATGCTTGCGCCGGTGTCTGTTGCAAATGCAGCCAGCAACCTTTCACCTATGCAGGTCTCGTTAATAACGCAGCTAATTGCTCTTTTGGAGTTTGAACTACAACAATTACTTATGGAACAGACTACTCCCGCAGCAGGAGCCACCGCATTGCCCTCAGATTCCTCTGTGGCGAGCGATACCGTACCGGCAGGAACATTGGGCCAAAGCGACGCAACCTTCACCGTCACGCCGCAAATAACGACGGATGCGGATAATGCACAGATGTTGAATGTCCACTGGGAAACGAACATACCGGTTTCCGCTTCGGCGTTCTATCTGAAGCAGCACCCGACTGATGCTGGGGTCTTGCAGCAAAGCTTCAATTCAACCACCACGGCATTTGATTATCAGGCAGCGAAATACAGCACTCCGACGTTCTACGAAGTGACTATCACTGGTTCGGACGGATCGGTTCAGAGTTTCTCGGGGCAGCTTTCGGCTAACCAGTAAGAATTATGAAAAAATCATATCAAGGAACGACCGTAAACTGGTCGAAATCACAAGTTCAAATAACCCAGCTTCTTAATAAGTGGGGAGTGTTTGAAAGTCGCTTCACTAACCTTGCCGACAAATTCGCTCTCGAGTTTCGCATCACGGAAAGCAAGAAACTCCCTCTTGGAATAGGCGTAGAAAAAGGCGTGACCGTTCGCATCGTCGTGCCGTTTCTGAATCTTAGCGACCCAAAGAAACGAGAGGCAGAGTTGAGTCGTCTGCACCGTATTCTTCTCTATCATTTGAAGGCGAAGTTCGTCGCTATCGAAAATGGCGTTACCGAATTCATGGAAGAATTCATGCCGCACTTGGTCGTAATGGACAAGGGAGGGAATTCAACAACCCTTGGTCAGGCATTGCTTCCGCAATATCGAAAGAGTATTGAGACAGGAGAACAGAAAGGTTTCGATCTTCTTGGTGGAGGAAATTAAGTATGGGGCATTTACCAACGTTGGCAGAAATTATGGAGATGAGAAGCAAGCTGTTGTTTGAGCAGTTGAAGTATCGCAAAGACGAACTTAATGCAGAAACCGATCCAGACCGTAAATTAAAACTGCGAGAAATACACGCGCTAGAAGACATTGCCTTGGCAAAGGAATCTACTGTGCGCGCAACGAGAAACTTTTTTGGCCTATGAGTACCGGCCTCGAAAATGTCAACCACAAATACTGCGAAGATGCACTAGCTCTTGAAGGAGTAGGGAGAACGGTATTCTTTTCCTTGGGGAAAATGCTTCACAAGATCCGCGAGGAACGTCTGTACGAACCGTACTGGGATTCATGGATGAGCTACTGCTACGAATTCAAAGACCTGTCTCCGGCAAGCATTTCAAAGCTGATAACCGTGCATGAAATGTTCGTATTGAAATACGGATACTCTCCCGAGACTCTTTCGGAAACCGCAGGGTGGACGAAGCTGTACCAGATCGCACCGCACATACACGACAAGGAGCAAGCAGAAGAATGGCTGGAGAAGGCGAAGACGCAAACGCGCCAAGACCTCGCAAAAGAAATAACCGAAGCAAAGACAGGTGTAAGTATGAGTGAGTGCAAGCATCTTAAAACGTTCGTGATTCGCGTTTGCGAAGATTGTGGGGATCGGGAACTGCTTTACTAAGCTATCCCCAACGGGATTATTGTAAATATGCCGGTTTTAAGGGATAATAAATATATTAACCGATAAAAAGATTTATGGAAACTGAAGAAAAAATAGAAACAGCAGTAGGAAAGCCCGTGAAGAAATATTATGCAACGGATGCGAACCTTCGTTTGCTTCGTGCGTGTGTTGCTACCAGTGCGGCTGCGCTCCTTATCGGGGAAACCGGAACCGGAAAGACAACGCTCGTGCGTGAGATAGCAGAAGAACACGGGAAGGAACTTATACGCATCTCGGTGAATGGGTCTATGGGTGTTGAAGAGATCCTCGGCAAATGGCTCGTGAACAAAGGTACGACCGTTTGGCAGGACGGACTTCTCACGGCTGCGCTTCGGGACGGCCACTGGGTCGTTATGGATGAAATCAACGCAGCCCTGCCGGAAATTCTGTTCGTGCTGCACTCCCTTTTGGATGATGACCGAAAGATAATCTTGCCCGAAAAGGACAACGAAGTGATTCGTCCTCATAAGGAATTCCGCTTCTTTGCGACGATGAATCCACCGGAAGAATATGCCGGAACCAAAGATATGAACAAGGCTCTCATGTCGCGCTTCACGGCAATCCTCCAGATAGATGTTCTCTCCGACACGGACGAGATGAACCTTCTTATGGATCGCGGTTCGGACAAGGACGTTGCCTACAAACTGGTTTCGCTTGCTCGCCGTCTGCGTATGCACAAGAGCAAAGATACAATCTTTTATTTCTGCTCGACGCGCGATTTGGTGCAGGTGAATGAATTGGTTCAGGGAGGCGTACCGTTGCTGGATGCGGTTCTGGGAGCCGTCGTTAATAAAATGTCTCCGAAGGAATACCAGCTCGTGCAGTCTGACTTTTCTTCGACGGTTGGGTTGGTCTCTATGGTGTTCCCGTATGACAGCATCGAAGACCTCATGGGTGCGATAAAGAGGAAGGATGCAGATTTGGAAATGTTAAAAAAGTTCTACGAGGACAAACTGGTGCAGAAAGAAGAAGAGATACGCGCTTCGGTAGATAAGGAGTCTGGCGAGCGAGTACGCGACGAATTGCTTAAGAAAATCGCTGAACTGGCTAAGTCATAACCTCTATGAAAATCACAATCGAATCAAATGCTATTTCAAAAATAGAGCCGACGAAAGTGAACGATTCTTCTGTCATGGAAGCGTCAATCCATATTCACGCTGAAGGCGCAGCAGAATACGGAAAGAACGCAGAAGCAGCTATCCTTGGAATCCTGATGAACGCATTTATGGCAGCTGCAGACAAATTCGTTAATAGCCATTCGTGCAAGAGCTGCACCACGTTCGTGATGTACAACTCTATGCTTCGGCACATGCAAACGATTCAGCGAGAGACCATGAAGCATATCGGCGAGGAAGAACTGTTGGATGCAACCCAGTCATGAACGACGTAACTTTCGCAAAGATGCTTTCGTCCGTGATGCTTGATAACAAGTACGACCGGTTCGTGAAGAACCGCCGAACGGGGAAGCTCGACACGCGAAGCCTGTATAAGGTGAACACTTCATCGCGGCTCTTCAAGAAGCGCGAAGCTCGAAAGAACAAACACTACGCTGTTTCATTGGTTGTTGATTGCTCGGGTTCAATGAATGGGGAGCAGATCAAAATAGCAGCAAGTGCCGCGCAGAAACTCTCGCACCACCTTGCGGCTATGGATATTCCGCACAACATAATCTCATTCAATGCACACGCGAAAGAGATGAAGGTCTTCGGCCCGAAAGAACAGCTCGGTGTTGAAAAGGCAATTGTAAATAGTGTTTCTGGGACTGGAATTGTAAAGGAATACGAGTATATATTTTGGGACACCTCGAAGAAGATAAAATCAAAAGACGGGAAGCGTATGTTTTACCCGTTTGACACCATAACTGGTGGCGGTTTAACAGGTGCTAAAGAATACAAAAATGAGTCGAAAGGTGTCGGTTCGCTGTTTACTGTTCCGGCTCCTGCATACAACGCCGACGGCGAGGCTATTCGGTTTGCTCGGGAGAAACTTATGCGGCAAGAAGGAAAGCGTCTCATGATTCACCTTTCGGACGGACAACCGGCAAATATGTACGATTCGTACGAGAGTGTTAATTATCCTGGCACGTGCAACGACGACTATGATCTGAAAAAAGAAGTCGAAATAACTCTTGCACAAGGAATAGAGCTGTATTCGATCGGGATACTTTCTTCTGCTGTTTCAAATTACTACCCACCGAAACGAACCGGAACTATAACGAAACTCGACCAGCTGTACCCGCACATTATTAAGCTGATTCGCATGAATCTTAAACGAGGATAACCGTATGAATGAAACCCAACTCGTCGAATACCTCATGGAGGGAATCACGATTCTGAAAAAGATACGAAGGGCGAACGAAGATACCAACAGGGCTATTGATGCGTTCCTGAATCGACTTGCAAGTGCAGCCGAACAGGAAGAAGAAAAAGCCAAGGATCCGTCAAGCCCAAAAGCGAACCCCTCCGGAGCAGAATCAATGAGCGAGAAGATGAAGGAAATGCTCAAAAAGATTCAGGATATGAACGGAGGGATTGCGGACTCTGGCATGACGAAGAAATCTATGGCGGAGGCTATGGAAAAAGCGAAGGAAGCAGCGATGCTCCCGCGAGAATCTCCGTTGACTATGGCAGGGACTGGCACATTAGTGGGATCCTCAGGTCCGGCTTCAGCGTCGAGTACATCCGCCCTTACGGCCACTTTGGGGAGCGATTCGGCAGCCCTCTCGGCAATCGAAAAGCCCGCCGAGATGCCAAGTTCAACAGAATCAGTACTGAAACGCCGCAAGGTGAAAAAGACGGAAGTGGAAAAGGTGACAAGCGTTGGTCTGCCTAGTGCTGGTGTTAAGGTCGCGCCTGAAGTTGATTCATCAGGCATGGCTATCGGAAAAGTGTGGTGTCCGGTTTGCGAGGAATTTCATTCACCAGAAGATGCAGCTTAGATATGATTTCACTCTGGAAACGCGTCTGCTCTATCTGGGCCACTGGGAGTGTTTCCTTTGCGGCCAGAACGGCCAAGAAACGGGCGGCCTCGACATTCATCACATCCTTGGCCGAGTATCAGATTGCGCATTCAACTCATCCTGCCTCTGCCGAAAATGCCACATTGGTATTAGGCATGAGCGAGAAGAACATATTAAAATCTTTGCGAAAACTCTCGAATTCCTTACACGAAAAGAGTACAAACCAAAAGACGAAGACTGGGCTTTCCTCGAAAGAAACGTCCGAGAGATTCTTCGATACGAACAGGAGGGTTTGGATAAATAGCGACGGCCACAATCACAACCTATAATTCACTATGAAAAATTCATTATTCCAATTCATCGACCAGCTTAAGAGCAGGGTCATAAAGCCAAAGATGTACGCGATCCTTCTGCGAATCGGGCAGACGCAATACTTGTCTCTGATTGCTGCATTTTCTTTGGAAGATGCTCTCGTTGGCGCGAAGGATGCGTTTGTGCGCGACAACCCAAACGTAAACCTTTCCGAAACAGGTATCCAACTTGAGCTGTATTCCCATTCGGAAATGATTGAAATGTTCAGTCCGTTCCTCAGTGCAAAGGTTCAAAAAGAAGAAGGAGACAAGAATACGCTCATGAAGCAGATCGTTGAAACGAAGGACGCAAAGCTCTTTCAAGAAAACAAAGCCCTGTTCACCCAGAACGAGCAGCGATACTTACGAGCAGAAATCAATAAATAACCATGAAAAATACACACAACCAGAAGAAAGTATCGGCCGGAGGTGAAGAGCAGAAGAAACAGCGAGAGGTTTTCAAGTTTGAAGGAGAAATGAACGGAAGCACGGAGAATCTTAAGAAATTCATAGACGTACTTCACGAGACCGACATCACAAACGATGAAGAAATGAGAAAGGCAATCGAACGAGCAGGGCTTAAGGGAAAGATTGTTCAGCGAAATAAGCACACACAACCAAGCGCAACATTCGGGGGAAAAAACGGAGACCTCGCCGATAAGCTGAAGGAAGCAATCGAAGAAAAGACGAAGGAACTTTCTGCCAAAAAAGAAAACAAATTCTTTAGCATTAAAATGCGGAGTCCGTTCTTCTTGGCAATCCTTGTGACATTCATAGTTCTGCAACTCTCTCATGCGTACCAGTTTTCTGTTGCCGGAAACTTTGACGCCTCTACTGAAGCAATAAGTTCAGCGACCTGGATCCTTCTCGTCGCTGTTATTGATTCTGCGTTCAATGCGTATATCGCTCTCACCAAACTGCGCCTGTCGGTTATGAAGAAACGCGGCCTTGATCTTGTGGGGACGTTGAAAGCGTCGATATTGGAAGCGCAGCGGGAGTTCGAAAAGTACGAGCGACTCACCGACCAGCAGGCAAATTTGCAGAAGGCGATAATCAGCACGGAGCGTGCGCAAAAGGCTATTCTCCAATCAGAGCGCGACAAGGCAGTGCGTGAATTGGAAGCACTCAAGGCTATTGCCCAGAAGGTTGATGCGTTCAACAAAACCAAGCCAGCGCAGAAGAAGGCGAAAACAGTCGCAAAGAAATAGATATGGAAGAACCTGTAAAGTATCTGGTTATCGGTGGGCAGATATGCGAAACCGGAACGGAAGCATTCCTCGTGAGCCAAGCTGCGAACTATGACGAAGATTACGAAATACTCGACGAGGATGAATTGCCGGAAGGGTTGTCCACAGAAAGTTAGTTTTATCCCTCGGACAGTGGGGTACATGCTATAATGCAGCCATTACCCTTAGTGCAAATACATATGGATGAAGAACGAATCGAAGATACTGTTTCGGAGCCAATCGTTGAAACTGCACAGGAAGAAGACGAGGAGGACGAAGAAGTAGCTGATTCTGAAGATGAAACAGCGGATGACCGTGCAGGAAGCGAGGTTGCTGAACCTCCTACCGCAGAGCCAGCCGACGAGGCGGTCTAAGTATCGAAACAGCAAAACCCTGTATAAAGGGGTTTTGTTCGATTCGCAGAAAGAATCCCAGCGTGCGTATGAACTGGACATTCTTTGCAGATCGGGTGCGGTTGCTCGGTACGAACTGCAACCGGTATTCCGTATCGAGCATAACGGCGTGAAAGTTTGCAAGTATATCGCTGATTTTAAGGTCGAGTGGGCAGACGGCTCGACCACGTACGAAGACGTTAAAGGGGTTCGGACGCCGGTGTTCATTTTGAAGAAGAAACTGGTCAAAGCGTTTTATGGGATTGAGATAATTGAAATCTAAATGGCAAACAGAAAACAACGGGTCATTCTCCGATTCAAAGATGATTCATTTGAAGAGCAGCTCAAGAAACTTCTTCTTTCCTCGGGGAAAGTGAAGGTTGGCGGCGTTGGAATATTTGAGATCCGCGCAGTTTCGGAGCGCAAAGGCTACAACGTTTCAAACGGCGAGGAGATCGTTATACCCGCGCACAACAAAATGTTCTTCCGGCCCACAAAGAAGCTGAAGGATGCTATACAAGTCTATGGAGATTAAAAACCTGAAGGCGTACCACAAGAACCCTCGGAAAATCACCAAGGAAGAGTTTGCGCTCCTAAGCGCTTCTCTGGTTGAATTTGGGGACTTGTCCGGTATCGTTCTCAATCGTGCCACAGGAGAGGTTATAGGGGGGAATCAGAGGACTCAGTTCTTCAAGCTCCACCCCGAAAAGGTAGAAATACACATAGAAAAAGAATTCCTCACGCCGACGGAAACAGGAACCGTTGCGCAGGGATACGTTACGTACCTTGGTGAGCAGTACAGCTACCGTGAAGTTCAGTGGGAAGCAGACAAATCAGAGCGTGCGAATATCCTTGCGAACAAAGCAGGAGGAACGTGGGACTTCGATATTCTTGCAAATGCCTTCGGGACAGACGTCCTCTTGGCTTCCGGCTGGAAAGACTTCGAAATCGGCTTCGCAACCACGCGAGATGAAGAAACCGCAGACACCGACGGACTCAAGGGCAGCATGGAAACGTACCTTGCTGGTGATGTGAAGAATATCGGTCTGTATTTCAGCAAAGAAGACTTCGATGAATTCATGACCAGACTGGACAGAGCTGCAACGCACTTCGGAACAACCAGCAACACCGAGACCGTGATTAAGCTTATGGAGTTCTACGAAGAAAACGCATGAACATAGTCCACGCAACAAAGCGCGACCTTGATTTGAAGGAATATATAAAGCGCTCTGCGAAGGAAACTGACTACGACACCCTGATTACAGAACCAACGATCCTCATGGTCGACGGGGAAATCAAAGTTGTGTACGACCATTTGAATTTCGACACGGGAAACATAGTAGAAGCATTGAAACGCGTGAAGTATGCGACGGGAAAGCGTAGTCGCGGTCTGGTCTCTACCAGCAGGATCCTCGGCTACCGCCCACGAAATGAAATGCGCCAGAACTACTGCTCAACAACCAGCCTTGCAGGAGAAGCACCAAGAGAGCACAAGATAGTCGCAGACTTTGCCTTGCAACTTGAACAGTTTTATAAGAAGCACAATCCGGAAGGATACCAGCGCCACAAAGAAACATCAGAGACTAAAATCCGAAAAGACTGGCGCATAGAGGGCGAAAGTATCTTCACCTCGGGAATCATAAACAAGAACAATCCCCTGAAGTATCACTTCGATACGGGGAATTTCACAGACGTGTATAGCATCATGACGGTGTTTAAAGCAGGAATCGAAGGTGGATACCTTGCGCTTCCGGAGTATGGCATTGCGTTCGCGCTCCCCAATAATTCCGTGTTCATGTTCGACGGGCAAGGAATCCTTCATGGCGTGACGCCAATCAAATACACCAGTCCGGCCGGATACCGATACTCGGTTGTGTACTACACATTGAAGCGCATGTGGCAGTGCTTGGAGATCAACGAAGAAATAGCGCGTGTGCGTAACGAGAAGACAATCAAAGAGCGCGTTCGTATGGAGAATCCTTTAACCGAGGAAGACCGGCTCTTGAAGGAGAAGAAGCGAGCAGAACTTACCGGACGAATCGGAAAGCAATAACGCTATGAAAGTCATAATCCTTTCGAAGGGCAGACCAGAGACTATCAGTACGCACAAGCTTTTTGAACGAGAAGGACTGGACTATACGCTGGTTCTTCATACGGCAGGAGAACGCCAGAGCTACATAGACGCTGGGTTTGTTTCGCCGGAGAAAATAGTAGTCTCGAATGCTCCGTTCGGCGTTTCGCACCAGCGCCAGTGGATTCAGGATAATCTGATTCCCAAAGGAGACTGGTACATCTCTCTGGACGACAACATACGCTCGTTCCAATGCGTCCCAGAGCCTCTGTACTCCCAGCACAGCCTTCCCGTGCAGGGTGGAGACAAGAAGGCCCAGATAGAGCTTAAGGATGCCTTTGAGACCGAATGCAGCACCAAGCGATTCTTGGAAGTGTGCGAGGGGATGCACGGGGTAGGCGAGAAGGAGAAAGCATACAATCTCGGGTTCGGAACCACACCGAACTTCTATTTCAGGGGAAAGAAATTCAGGTTTGTCGGGTACGTTATCTCGAAAGCGGTAATCAGGAAGAACCTCGGGATTCCGTTCGAACTCACGAATCAAAGTATGGAGGACTATGCCTACACGGCAGAGAACCTTCTCAGGTACGGGAAAGTACTTATAAACAACTACTGCTTTCCGGTTGCTGGACATTACGAGAAAGGCGGTATCGGTACGTACAAAGAACGCGCACCAGCAAAAGTGCGAGACAGTGCGTTCCTGATGCTGAAGTATCCGGGACTCTTCCGGTACAAAGTGAAAAAAGGGTGCGATCCTAAAGCAGAGATACAGATACGTTTCACAACACTGAAGCAGGTTGAAATGTGGAGAGCACTGATGCGCAATAAGTATGAAAAGAACACAGACTGAGTCAAGACTGTACGACTGGGCTGGCGGCCAGCGCTGGAATGCGTTGATCTATTCAGGAAGAACGAAGAACGCTGATGATTTTGGCGTTATACGCACGGTTAAAGACGGAAGCGACGCAGACCCACTGATTATTCTGTTCAGAAAGAACCTATTAACCGGACAGGCACTCCAAGATGCTACAGACGTATGCTCAAGAAACTCAAACCGTTAAAAAGTGCAAGCCGGAAGCGTTCGAAGAAGAACTGGATGTGGTATCTGGACGTTCCGAAAGACGACGGCCATGATCGCTGGCGGAAAACGAAACGAAAGACCAAGACAAAATACACCCAGCTAGAGAACATAGAACGACGTACATAACGAGAGAAAACTTAACCTTTGAACTATAGAAGTACATGGTGTGTATAATGCCTTAAATAGCCTAAATTACGTATGAGTACCACTACGAGCATCGCAAAGAAGACTGCCAAAGCAATTAAAAAGCATGGAGGGGGTGCGTTGGCCAAGATTAAAGAGAAGGAAGCGTACTTGATTTGGCGTTCTATTCCAGCATTACTCTCGCTTCTTCCGGAATCAGACCAGCGGAAAATGGGCTATGACGTAGACGATCCGCTATTCAAGCAACTCATAGGAATCAAGACCAAGGCAGAGTTCTGCGTTGCGTTGAAAGTATCTACCCGCATGCCGAGCGAATGGGAGAAAGACCCAGAGTTCTTAAGTACGGTGCGTCAACTGTCGCTGAACAATCACGTACTGCGATTCCAGAAAGACATAGACTTTTCGTTTACGCAGAAAGTCCTTAAGAACGGAGATGCGCAGCGTGTGAAACTTTGGAAGCAATTATACGAAGGCTGGACGGAAAAGACTGAAGTGAAGAACCTGAACATTGAGGCCAGCGCAGCTGAACTTCAGGCATTCATAGAGCAGCGCAACAAAGAACTGTGGAGGCGCAACGATGAACTGAATATCATAGAAGACGAAGAAGAAGACCTTCAGGACATCGCCGACGAAGAAGATACGCTATCCCCAACATAGATATTGCAAATATTGGCTTTCCAAGGCATAATAATGAACGTAACCACTAAAAAATAGATATGAAAGAGCGTATAACAAACATCACTTCTCGTTTGCAGAACCTCGAAGAGGTATCCAGTGAGGTAGATCCTGAATTGCTTGACGTCATTACGTTGATTTCAACGCAGAAAAAGAAAGGATTCATCATGGCTGCGTACTTTGAGGAAACCCCAGAAGGAACAAAGCGAACGTGTGCGTTTGTTTCAAATGAAATGAGAGAGTCAGATCTGATAGAGTCCATTACTTCAATCGGTGCAGCAGCACTTAACAAAGCAAATGAAGGAATCGCAGACGGTACGCTTTCGGGCCATATTTAATTATGGCAAAGCGCACAAGAACGAAACTGGCACGGACGTACGAGCTTGATAAGCGCGGAAACCCTCTTAAACGCCTCGTGGCGATGCTTGCTCCCGCAAAGATGAACCAAGTGCCGTGTCTGGTATGCAGATGGCCCTTGCGGGTGAACGTGGGGCAGCTTGCTCGTGTTCATGGAGAGTGCAGGAAGCGTCGTGCTGGCTACATGCCGATAATCAAACGGTAATGGGTTGGCTCCTGCTTATCTTCTTCATAACCGGCCTCGATACCCACAAATGGTATCCGTTTTGGATCGTTGTTGTGGTTTCTTTACTCTCTAGCTCTTAAATTCATATGAAAAAGTGTTCCATGTGCGAAATAGGAATTGCTGATGGGGGTTCTCGTGTCGAGTGTTCGTGCGGTGAGATTTACTGTGGTGCGTGCATATCAATGTTCAGCGGAGAAGAATTTGATCGCGTCGAGACAGAAGCAGCTGCGCGTGGTCACATACTCGATAAGACAAACTTAGTATGAAAATAGTTTCACCAGAAAAGATAGTAGAAGCATTTGAAGATTGGTGGAAAAACAAAGCACCAGTGTTTCCGGATCCGGAGGAACACGAGCGACATCGCATCGTTGCTCGTTCGGCGTGGCTGTCTGCATACCTGTGGGCTATCAAGATGCAGCCGGAGGAAGACCTCATTCGCATATAGTATGAAACTCTGGGTAGACGACATTCGGAACGCACCAGACGATAGCTGGACGGTAGCGCGTACCGTGACCAGCGCCATTCGTGCGATCGCTCGGTACGATTTCGACGAGATCTCTCTCGACCACGACATATCGCATCAGGTTACCGTTGGAGCGCTTGGTCGTCCGTATCCTTGCGAAGAAACATTCATGGCGGTTGCGTACTTCATCGCGCAGAAATACACCAAGAACATTCCGGCTGGATACACGCGCACGCACATCCCGCACGAGAGCTACCAGCAGAAGAAACCGAACATAACCATACATAGCAGCAACACGGTCGCCGGAGAGGAAATGAAAAAGGTTCTGCATGATGCAGGATTCTCGCAAATAGATCATGTCCCAATGGGGCTGGCAAACAGGCTGGAAATGGAACTTCCGTAGTCCACAGGATATACAAGACTTCTCCCCAAGAACGGGTACATACTTCATTTGAACTTCACTGTTCTTTTGAAAGAGGCAATCAAATGTACAACTGTCCTGTCTGCCAGAAACAGACTCTCGAATCTACCGATGTGAACCACAGCAAGTTCGTTGCCCTCGGCCAAGCCGTGTGCAGCCAACGCTGCTACGAGGATGCGTACAACGTAGAACCGTTCCAGCTTCCCCTTCGCCTGAACCCTGGGTAGCACTGTGAAATGTATGCGGTGCAGAAAACCAATGCTGCGCTCCCACCGAGAAGAGGTGGAAAGCTGCGGCTCGTACATCCTGCGCACGCAGGTGTATACCAACGAGTGCGTGTTTTGCTCGGCGTTGGTACTGGTACGCTTGCCGGTGTTTTCCGGCGAAGAAGTTACGGGATTTCCCCCATGAACATCGTTCTCTGTCGGGTTGCTGTCTACGGACTCCACCCTGCTCTCATACTTGCTCTGGCCGCATACGGAATCTTCCGTGTCGTCCACTAAACGAAAAACACCCGCTCAATTTGGCGGGTGTCCTTCTTCTAAAGCTTTCATTTCTTCCACTATCCTCCGTAACATATCATCCGATCGTGCGAGTCCTGCTACTGCTTCTAGAAGCCGTTCTTCTTCGAAAGAGCGCGGTTCTTCCATGACTTCCTCCCAGTGCTGATTCCTAGGATACCCGAACCTTTGGAAGAATCAAGGCTTACGCAGCCGGTACGAACTTCTTTGTAGAACCGTCCGAAAGGAGGAGATCTACTTCGACGTCCTCGGGAGCAACGATAGGTCCTGCAAGTGAAGAATTAACGTAGCTTACGGTTGAACCGTCTGCCTTCGTGATAGTGAGAACATCTGCTGCTGCATCGTAGGCGACTGTGAAATTTTCCATAGAGTGTAATTAAATTGTAATATTACTTCCCCAGTATACACGTAGAGCAAGAGAGCAAGAACACTATCCACAAGCATTTTATGGCTATGCAAGCCGAGAGTGGTAAAATGTGAAGAGCAGATGAGGAACGTATTCACTTTTTGCTCTTACAATCAAAACACGGTTCCGATTCTGCTGACTGGGCTAGCTAGGTTTTGACGGATTTGTACCTTGTGAGATGCATAGCTGCTAAGGCCACATCAAAGTGTTGTGGCAACCAATACATGCAAAGAGCATTCTCTCTCCGTTCTTCGCTACGGTTGAATCCCTCGGGACTCTTTCTTTCGCCTAGATAATCGGTGTCTTGCGATAAGATTATGCTGGTAATCGTAAGGCATACCCACAAGCATATGGTGGAGGTGTCATACACCCTGGTGCCACAGGTAAACGAGCTGAAGCGGTACTTCAGATATGCTATGTAGAGTTCTTACAAGGTTCTTGTTCGGACGGCGGTTCGATTCCGCCCTAGTCCACCTTTTTAAATGCACTATCCAACCATTGCCAGCAGAGGAGGCGTGTTCGCCGACAAAGAATGGCGCATGGACCATTTGTACGCGATCAAAACCAAACGCAAACGCCTCGAGCCGATGCGATTAAACGATGCGCAGCGCGATTACCTGAAGCGCCGACGCATGTTCAACTTCGTTTTAAAGGCTCGCCAGCTCGGATTCTCTACGTTCTGCTTGCTGGATATGCTGGACGATACGATCAATACGCCAAACATGAACTCCGCTATCGTTGCGCACGAGAAGCAGAAGGTTGTGAAGCTTTTCGAGATCATCAAGCGCGGATTCGAGAACATTCCCGAACACATGCGCCCGAGAGTTTCCATTGAGAACCGCAACGAGCTGTACTTTCCCGATCTGGATAGCAAGATATTCGTCACCGTGGATACGCGCGGCGAAACCGTCCACAATCTTCACGTTTCCGAGCTTGCCTTCATTTCCCACGCAGACGAAAAGCTTGCAGCAACGCTAGAGTCCGTACCAAAGAACGGCAAGATAACGTTTGAGACAACCGCAAACGGTATGGTTGGCTATGCCTTCGACGAGTGGGTGTCTGATGAATTCGAAGGGAAGAAGTTCTTTTATAACTGGATGTGGGATCCGCAGTACAGATTAAAGACCAGCAAAACGATAGAAGAGCTTAAGGAAGAGTACCGACCGTTGGCGCTTCGCTATGGCTGTATGCTCGACCTCGCCGATAGGTTCAAACTGGATGCAGAGCAATTGGCGTTCTATCTTGCGAAAATGCGCCGACACAAGGAACTGGTCGTGCAGGAATATCCAACCACAGACCTTGAGGCATTTCTCTCCTCGGGACGGTCTATCTTTCATGCGCAGGACATCGCCAAGCACCACCCAGCGCCGCCCGTGGAGCGCAAATGGGGGGATCTGCTCGTCTACGAACCGCCGTTGCTTGGCTTTAATTACACGGTAGGGGTAGATACCTCAGAAGGAGGAGGCGGAGACAACGCAACGATCTGCGTACTGAATGTGCAGACTGGCGTGCAGGTTGCCGAATATGCGAATCCGAACATTCAACCGGCAGATTTGGGGAAACTCGCAATCGAAGTGTGCAAATGGTACAACCGTGCGCTCATGGTTCCGGAAATCAACAACACCGGAATCGCCTTCATGGACTACGTGAAAACGAAGTACGGGAATATATATAAGCGTGAAGTGATTGACAAGCGAAGCCGCGAGACAACAGAAGCCCTTGGGTGGCGCACAACGGCAGTGACGAAGCCGCGTCTGGTGTTCGCCCTCGAAGAGGCAGTGCGCGACGAAGCCATAAACATCAGAAGCGCAGAGCTTTTAAAAGAACTCCGTACGTTCGTGAAGCCAGAGGACAGCTCGAAGCATGGCTACGGCGCAGAAGGAACGAACCACGACGACCGTGTGATTGCTATCGGGCTTGCCTTGCAAGGTCTCAAGTTCACGCAGCGAACGAAGAAGCCAGAGAACGTCGCGGAGAAGCGATTGAAAGAATACATTGCCGGAAAATCGCTCGATACCTACTTCGGAACGGAGAAGCCCTTCGGCTTGACGAACGCAGACCGACGCAAGCGATACAGCATACGAAGTAATCCACAGTCCACAGAATAGCCTTGACAGGTGCATAGTTCGCATTGTGTGCGTGCTATACTCACGACATCTTCATCTTTAAACTCACATGGCATTACCACAAGCTACACAGGGATTGAAACCGGATGCAAAAGAAAAGACCACGAAAGGTGGGTACGTTCCAAAAGGTGCAGAAAAGAAAGTATGGGATCAGTTCCTTCGCCGAAAGAGCGAGCTTCTCATGTCCCGTACGAATGTGCTGGGCCAGAACATCGACATGCAGATGCGCAAATGGGATAAGAACTACTTCAACAGGGATGCAGAGATTCCCGCAAGCGAGCTGGACCCGAACCAGAAGCCGATAGCAATCAACAACGCCTTCGGAAAGGTTCAGGCTGCGCTTGGAATCATGATTGACCGCAACCCAGAGATCACCCTGAACGAGACGAACCCGAAATATTCAGCAACACGCGAACTCATGCGTGGACTTGCAACATACAGTTGGCAGAACACGAACTCGCTCGGGCAGCTTAAGTTGTCTATTTTTAATTGCGCAAAGCGTGGGTGGTTCGTCGGGAGAACCTACAACCGTGTGATTAAGCACAAGGCACGCTTTTTGGAGCAAGTCGGCGACGACGGCAAAGAAAAGTACGTTGAGCGTGAAGTGACCAAAATGGATGATATTCAGTACCAAAACCTGAATAACTACAACGCATGGATCGACGAGCAAGCAATGCCGGACGATATGTTCAGCGTACGCGACTGGATGTGGCGCGAAGTGTGGCACATTGACGACGTTAAGCGTCTGTTCCCGAAGGAAGACTATCCAAACATGGAGTATGTGGTTGCTGGTGGCGATACGCAGGAAATCATAGGAGGACTCTCCGCGATCAGTACGTCGACGGCAAGCTCCGGAAATCAGGCAAAAGTCACCAAGAAAGGCATGACAGAGATCTTCTTCTACGAGAATCAGTACGATGACTGGCTTATCGTTGAGATTAACGGCGTCATGGTTGGCTGGATGCCATTGCCGCAGAACAGCAAGCGTCTCTCTCTGGTCACGGGGTACTGGAACATGCGCAGCGCAGAGACTATCTACGGAATCGGCGTCGTCGAGGAAATGGAGAAGAACGAGCAGGTCATCGACCGAATCCTGAACATGACACTCCGCCAGCTCTTGCTCACTATCACGCCTCCTGGCTTCTACACAGGCGCAGAGGACCCCGAGGACGACAACCTCCGCTACACTCCTGGAGTCCTTCGTCGTGTACTCGATCCGAAGAGTATCGTTTGGGCTGAAATCCCTCCTGGAAACCAGCAAGGCCAAGAATGGATCTCGTGGCTTGAAGGCAAACAAGACCAGATGACGGGAATTACGGGAACAATCGAAGGCGAACAAAGCCAAGAAGGCCAGAATCCAACCGCCTTCGAACTCGGCGTGAACCGTGAAGCTGGACTGAAACGCCTTCGTTTGCCGTTGAAATCTATCCAGTACGCACTTGAGTGGGAATTCAACAACCGAATCGCGCTGATTCAGCAGGTGTATTCAGACTTTGACGTCGAGCACCTCGAAAGCGACGAAGATATATTCGCGTACCTTGACGAGACACAAGCAGACCCAGACTTCTACTTCATCGAGAACGAAGGCAAAGGAGAGAAAGAGAAGTTCTATAAAAAGAATTTCCGCGAAGTTCAGCTCAACTTGTCGCAGGACGACGCCGGAAACTTCACCGAGGCAGACAACAAAAAGTTCTTCAAGATCAAGCCGCAGTACCTTGCCTTCGAAGGAACCTGTACGGTTGACGTCGGTTCTATCCTCGTGCAGAGCGAAGAACTGGAACAAGCAGACACACTGCGCCTCGCAAACATCGTGATTCCCCTTCTCACCACGGCAGACCCGAACGTCGTCGGAAAACCAGTGAAGCAGTTGTTCTTGGCGTTCAACAAAGACCCGAAGAAATGGCTACCGGACAAATGGGTGCAGGTACTCGAAAGCCCAGAGGCCGCACAAGGCGCAAAACAGACCCCTGCGGCTCCCGCTGCCCCTGCACCTTCCCAATCCCTCACTCCTCCTGCTCCTGGCTCCCAGAGCCTCGATACGGTGGTTCCGCCAAGCCAGCTCGAAAGTACGCCGAACGGATCCAGCGCACTCGCAGCCTTTTCGGGAACGAACACAGGAAGCAATCCAAGCGCATAACCACAACCTATGAATTCACCAAGGGAACGTGGCTTTCTCCGAGGAAAATGCAAACAGATGATGCTCGAATATTCAGACGTTCTGGACGAGATCGAGAAAGAAGTTCAGGAAGACATAGACCGCGAGCGAATCTCCGGTGAATCTTCGTTCGAATATGCGAAGAAAGTAATTAAAAAGGAAGGAATCAAAGAGGGCTTGAGCTTATTCAAGTCTAAAATAAACAAATATGCCTCCGAACGAGCCTAAAGCACCAGACGAAGGATCGAATAAGAAAATACGGGGAGGAAAGGCGAAAACAAAGGCGTGGCGCATCAAGGACAAAGCAACCCAGCGTTGGTTGGAGTTCTACCCCATGTTCGAAGTGAGCGAGGATACGAACGAGATCGAGTGCCGGTTCATTGAAATGAAATTCAGGGACGACCGCAACCACGACCACTCCTTCACCTTCGACTGGCTGAACATTTATATGTTCATGTACTACACCTGCAACGAGGAACTTCGCCAAGGACTTGCGCAGCGATACGAGCGCAAAGTTAACTACGTCCCCTATGACATAAGTATCAAGCTTTCTCCTGATGAAATCGCCTCGGGCCAAGCGAAACGCAGAGTCGAGCTTCCGGTCGATGAGCTGACTATGGCGATTGCTCGGGAAGAGGCGTGGGGGATTCTGATGAAGAACAAGGGGAAACTGAACGACCCGAAGGCGTTCCTGTACTCTCGTCCGAAGAAGAATCCTTTCGCTTTATAAAAGTTTATAAACATTTACAAACATTTATGTCTGAAATAGCAAAAGAAGTGAAAGTTGAGTCCGGAATGACCGTAAAGGTCGCAAAGGAAGAGGAAACCGAAAAGAAAAAGCACGATAAAGAGCTTATGGACATTCTTAAAGGACTCGCCGGAAGCATGGGCGAAATCAGCGATCGCCTCGGTGGTCTTGAAAAGCGCGTGAATAAGGTCGAGACGGGAGACAAGGATTCGTTCAAAGAGCAGGCAAAGGACGCAGACATTGCCAGCGTTAGCGAAGGACGAAGCAGCATCGACCCCAAGGTTATCAATATCGTGAATGAAATCCTCGGGTCGGACTTCGGCGTTGAGCTGAAGGGTCGTGAAGACACTCCAGGGTGGATGTTTACGCTTATCGTTCCCGATCGCCTGTCCGATAACGTGACGGAGAAGCGTCCCGTGAAGGATCCCGAGAAGCCAGGAGAATACAAGAAGAACGTCTTTGGGGACGTCGAGTTCGAAGATTACCGCCCCGAAGACCGCCGCACCAAGGCTATTTCGGGGTCTGACTCTTATGCAGCAATCAAAGAGCATTGCGAGCGCGTGCGCAATTATATCGTTGCGTACTACCAGACCTCCCAGAAGCCATTACCACCATTCAAAGTATCGTAAATCAACATGAAAACATTCAGACTCGAAAAGTCATATCTTGCAGGGCTTGCCACATGGCTCGGAAGCCAGCAGCTCGCTGCGCGCCCGTCTCGGTTCCGTTCTCGGTTCTTGAAGGATCTCAGTGCGGAGATAGTTCAGCTCGACGAAGACCGCATCGCGCTCGCTTCGGAAGCAGCAGAAAAAGATGAAAACGGAAAAGCAAAGGTTGAGGGTGTGGACAACGAAGAGCACTTTGTCGTGTCGGAAGAGAATCAGCGGGAGCTTAATCTTGCCGTCACGGAACTTATGAAAGAGGAATATGTGGTCGACATCACGGAGGGCAACAAAGAAAAAATGGACACTATTCGGAATATTCTGCTCAATACTGCGTATTCGTTCGGTCCGCGCGAATCCGATACACCGCAGGAAGCACAGATGCATATTCTGGAAATGAACAACTACGACGTGTGGTGCAATGCGTTCGAAGGAGAAGACTAAACGCTTGACGTAATTTACTCGGTGCTATACTGACGACAGATTTTAGAACATTCACAGATTATTCATACTTTGGTTGTCGGTTGGACTCTCTACTTAATTTCTCATTCTGGGGAGTGAGTGTGGAGTCCAGCCCTCAACATAGAGGGAATTTCTAGGGATTAGTTCGGGAGGTCGCTCTCCCCGTAAATAAAAAGTTGTCACCTAACCTACGAAATCTATGGACGAAAAAGCATTCAACGAGCTTAAGACGCAAGTTGATAACTTGAACAAGGGCATTGCTTCCTATCGGGACGAGTCGCAGTCTGCAAAAACAGACGCGGCAGAAGCCAGAAAAGAAGCTGGCGAGGCCAAAGCAGCGTTAGCAGACTTCAAGAAGCTGTCCGAAAAGGCAGCAGACGAGAAGGCTCCTGACCTCACTGCTGAGGAGAAAGCTCGTTTCAAAGCCTACGCAGAAGAACAGGGACTCGTAACGAAAACCGAATTCAACCAAGAGCGTGTCGCAGATCAGACCGCGAAAATGAAGGAGGCAGAAAATACGGCAGTCTCGGAGTTCCTTGCGAAGCATCCAGAGTATGACGAAAAGGCGAAATGGGAGGAGGTACTTGAGCAATTCGGCCAGTACAAAGTTCCAACCACGGTTGCCGGTTTCAAAAATGTCCTTGACAAGATTCACAACGACCTCACGGGAGAAGGAAAATCCAAGGACGCAAAAGCAGAAGCAAAAGCAGAAATTATAAGCAGAGCACGTCTCAGTATGGGCGGTGGTTCGCAAAAGACGGGCGACGAGGGGGAAGTTGAAGCCAAGCTTGACCAGTACAAGAAGCGCTACCCGAACCTCTCCGAAGACCAGATTTTGCAGCGACTCTCGGACATTGACGCGCTCTATCCCGCAAAGAAATAAAACAATTTATGTCTGTAATACTTTCAAATCAGTCTCCGACCGCGCAGGTCTTCACATACCCTGCAAACACTTCTACGCTCTATACGACGGGAAGTCTGCTCTACCGCGACACAACCGCTGGGGTTGTTAAGGAGGCTACGGCTTCGGTAGGCATTACCACAAACATCGAAGCAGTCGGCAAGAAGACGTTTACGTCCTCTGCTACGGCTTCGCTCGCAACCATTGACGCGACGCGCCTTCTCGGTGCATCGCAGCTTTGGATCGTTGACTGTACCAACGTTACGGCTGCAAACCAGCTCATGAAGGCACAGGCAATGACGGACGCACGAACCGTTGCAAACACGTCGAGTGCAATCACAACGACCTTGGGCGTCTTCGTTCCTCTCGCAATCGTGGGAGCAACAACAGACAAGAAACTCATGGGATTCTTCGTGAGCCTCGGTCAGGTCGCTGCATAAATTATTAACGTTATCCTACTGATTCTATGTCTACTACAGTACCTCTCGACATCAACGCAATCGGCGACCTCACCGACCTTTCCGTGCAGGAAGTTTGGATCAAGTCTCCGGCTGACCTTCAGCAGTATCACACCGACTACGTATACGTAGAGCCGGTTTCTGATCTGATCGTGAAGGACAGTTCTATCACCGCAGTTAAGGCGTTCACGAAAATTCCAGAGCAGGGTTCTATTCCTGCCTCTTCGCCGAACCCAGGTTTTAAGCAGACGTATACCCAGAGTTTCTTCGCTGGTATGCTCCGCATCACTCGTCCTATGTGGCGCTACGGCCTCGAGGCTCGCAAGCTCGAAGGTGTGGTGACGCAGCTTAAGAACGATGCGATTCGTTTCCGCGAGCAGCTTCTTGCAAACATGGTTAATAACATGACTGCGACAAGCTACACGGATACGACTGGTTCTATGTCCTTCCCCGTCACCAACTCGGGTGGCGACGGTGTTTCTCCGCAGTCCGCATCGCATACGCGTGAAGACGGTGGAACAAACTGGTCAAACCTTATTTCAGACGGTACGACAAACAACCTCTCGTTTGACTACGCTGGCTGGAAGGCAGCACTCAAGACTGCGCAGGCAATCAAGGGTGGTGTTGGCGAAATCCTCGACGTGAACGTTGACACTATTCTCGTTAAAAAGAATAGCTCGGCGCATCATCGTGCAGAGGAAGTTTTGAAGTCTATTGATCGTGGGGAGAAGCCTGGCACGGCCAACCGTGACGGCGCTATCAACCGTACGTACAACATCTCAGCAAACCCGTACCTTACGGCGGACGCTGCATGGGGTGCGTTCGATTCTTCTAAGGTCTCGATGCAGTTCGGCTTCCAGCTCAAGGAAGGAATGCCACTCAGTCTCGACCCTCAGTTCATCGACTACGACACGAAGGAAATTAAGTACAGCGCAGGTTCCGACTTCGCGTATGGCTTCAACGACCTCCGAAACTTCACGCTTTCGACGGGCCTCAACGCCTAACGGATACCAGTTCTGGTTGCTCTGCCCAAAAGCAACCGCACTACTGTTTGGATACTTTACTCTCCAAGTTCCACCTACAAGCACATGAGAGTTGCCCTTTCAAAAAAAACCTCAACGAAAGCCGAACGCATCTTTGCGGAAATGCTTAAAAAGAACCATATCGAGTTCATCCACCGGTTCAAACTGAGTGGACGCGAGATAGACTTCCTGATCGGCACCTACGCGATAGAAATCGACGGCCACCCGCAGAATTCGTTCCGAAATACATGGTTGGTTCTGCAAGGATTCACTCCTCTGCATTACACAAACAGGGAAATTCGGGAAGATTTGAAACGTGTTGAGGAGGGCATTATACGAAGATTCAAACCTAATTTTTAAGCCTATGCCCGCACCTTACTACACGTCGAAGCCATACGGCGACAGCGTTACCTCATTCAATATCGTAGAAGAAGACGGCGTCGTTGCAGTCGTTGGCGCAAGCCTCACCACCGTCACGATTTTCGAAGTCGATTCAAACGGAAACATCGTTCGCGCATCGGGAACAACCGCACCAGTTGACGGCGACGCAGGATACGGAGTCGGTTCAACGTTCTTCACCCTCGCGGGCGGAACTGGAAGTTCGTTCTACATAAACGAAGGAACCAGCACCTCTTGTAACTTCAACGTCGTCACGACGATTGACCCGAACGCAGGAACGACCTCTATTGCGGTTGCTCATGCGATTTATTCATTCGCAACAGACGGCGGTGCGGTTGGTCTCATCACGCCAGCACTTAACGTTACGATTCCCGCAAACGCAATCATCGTCGGGGCAAGTTTCAACTCCACTACGGCTCCTGTCGGCGCTGGTGCTACGCTCGCCTTCGGTACGAGTGCCGGTTCGACTGCGAACTCGCTCCTCACGGCAACAGCAATCACGAGCTTCACACTCGACGCCATTGTGAACGGAACTGTTACCTTCGCTGCTCCAAGGAAACTTAGTGCTTCTGGCGGAATCACCATGACGGTCGCAACCGCACCGCTTACGGCTGGCGTTATCGAAGCATTCGTCTACTACACTGTCGCAAAGAACGCATAGTCCTTGCTTTCTCTTTCCTCATGGAAACGATAAGCAAAAAGAAGCACGACGGGCCGCACAAGTACGCGGCCGACAGCAAGTCCTGTGCGCTCTGCACCGCTGCAAAGACATCACGACAGCTTACGGATTCGGTCGCCGGAGGAAGCAAAGTTAAAAGAACATTAACAAAGTAAACATGAGTACAATCTTTCCGATTACCAAACAAACAACACCGATCTGCTCTGCGAAAGCGCTGACTGGCTCGTATGTTGAGGCGGGGCGTGTTGGTCTCGATACGCAGAACTTCGTCGGCTACACGATCCGCTACACCAAAGGCGACGAAACATCGTTGCAGATGAAAATCGAAACTTCGGTTGACGGAGGAACGACATGGGACCAGCAGACGACCGAAATCGCAACAGGCGGTTCGATTGCCGTAACCCTTGCGGAGCGAACCTATACCGGCAGCGGAAACTACGCAGGAATCGTGTCGCCTATAAAGGCTGACGTGATCCGGTTCAGTGTCAAAGCTACCGCAGGAACGCCAACGGGAACCGTCACGATCATCGCACTCCCTTCTTGGGTATAACGCTATATGGAGTTGGACGTTGAAACCAGAAACGCTCAACTCACTCTGGCTGCAGTCCGCGAGGAATGTATGCAAGAGGGAGCCTTCTTGGCTGTGCTGTATGAGAAAAAGAAAGACGTCCAATCAGAGATTGATTCAGTTCGCGCGGTTATTTCCTCGGAGAAAGCAGAGCACGAAATAGAACGAGACGACATGCAGCGCGAACGCGACGCACTTTCGGAACGCCGCAGGGACATGAACTCCTTTGAAGCGCAAAAAACGAAGGAAATAAAGATAGCGCAAGACCAAGTTCACGAGGCGATGAAGGAACTCTCAAAATTGAATTCTTGGGTCGTTACGGCAGAGGAACGGGAAAAGGTGCTTCGACGAAGTTTGAACGCCCTAGAGAGCCAAATAGAGGCCAAAAACGAGCTCCTACGGATCGTTAAGGACATGCATTTGAAGGAACGGGACAGTATGGGCTACACAATTGCCGATGCTGAACTTACGAAGCTTGATGCGAAGGAAACCGTCGCACGCGCTTCCCGTGAACTTGCGCAGATAGAAACGCAGAAAGAAGCAGCAATCGAGGCGATGAAGCAGGCCGAAATCGACCGAAACCACATGACCGACGAGAAGACACGAGTGATGAACGACCTTGAGATATATATCCGGCGCGTAGAAGAAAAATACAACGAAGCGTTCCCTGATCTGCGAATGAAACTATAAAACCCTATGCTTAATCCCTTTACCAGCGCGAATCAGTTCTCCTCTGCGGAAAAGACATTTTTGCAGACTTTTGCTGATCTTCCGGTTGTGTGGGGAGACGTATTCTTTGTCGGTTCTGATTTGCAGGTTCACCGACTTGCCGCTGGAACGTCAGGGCTTTTCCTGCAAACGAAAGGTGGCGGTGCGGACCCGATATGGGCAGCCGGAGGGTCTGGTGGTTCACCACTCACAACCAAGGGTGATCTCTTCGGTTTCGACACTTCAGCGAACCGAATACCTGTTGGTGGGAACGGAACCGTGCTTACGGCCGATTCGACACAGGCACTTGGCGTCAGGTGGGGAACTATCTCTGGTACGGGAACCGTCACAAGCGTTTCGGTTGTCTCGGCGAACGGATTCACGGGAACCGTCGCAACCGCAACGACAACCCCAGCAATCACGCTCACAACCAGCATCACGGGACTTTTAAAAGGAAACGGAACGGCTATCAGTGCTGCTGCTGCGGGTACTGATTACCAAGCGCCGATAACGCTCACGACGACGGGAACCTCAGGCGCAGCGACCTTCATTTCAAATACGCTTAATATTCCGCAATACGCAGGAGCAACCTACACGGCAGGAACAGGACTCACGCTTACCACGGGAACGTTCTCTGTTAATGCGAGCCAGCTCATAACGACCCTTTCGAACCTGACGGCAAACGGAATCGTCACGACGTCGGGCGGAACGGGAACGCTCTCCGTCACGGCTACAACAGGATCCGGTAGTGTCGTTCTCGCAACCAGCCCAACCCTCGTAACTCCTGCACTGGGAACACCAAGTTCTGTGGTTCTCACAAGCGGAACCGGACTGCCACTTACCACAGGAGTCACCGGAAACCTGCCAGTCACGAACCTGAATAGCGGAACAAGCGCGACCTCGTCTACGTTCTGGCGTGGGGACGGCACATGGGCGACTCCTTCTGGTGCTTCGCCGCTTACCACGAAAGGCGACCTGTATGGTTTCAGTACCGTTAATGCTCGGCTTCCCGTGGGAACGGATACGTTCGTTCTTACGGCGGACAGTACACAGACACTTGGGGTTAAATGGGCTGCCGCGACAGGATCGAGCGCGACCGCATTTGCCGAGACTCCAACTGGGTTGGTGAATAGCAGTAACACAGCCTACACGATTGCAAATACCCCTTCGAGCACCGTAGGAGTTATTGTCACGCTGGACGGAACGGTTCAGCGAAACGGAGTCGACTACACGGTTTCGGGAACGACTATAACGTTTGTCGCAGCTCCGGTTACGGGAAGTGAAATATTCGCCTACTACAACACCCTTACTGGCGCTGGCTCCGGAACCGTTACCAGCGTTACGTCTGCTGATGCGAACGCTACGGTTGCAAACACGACCTCAACGCCCGTAATCACTATTGTGTCTTCTCCGAAATGGGCGACCGCACGCACGCTTGCCGGAAATTCAGTAGACGGATCGGCTAACGTTGCTTTTGCGAACAAGTTCATAGTCCAAGGAACGACGGATGCTGGCCTTTCGGCTGCGCAATTCCTCGGAGCGCTTGGTACGGGAATTGTTAAGAACACGACAACCACAGGCGTACTTTCAATAGCAGTAGCCGCAGACTTCCCGACGCTCAACCAGAGCACAACCGGAAACGCAGCGACCGTCACGACGAACGCGAACCTCACGGGTGTTGTAACTTCCATTGGAAACACAACATCTCTTGGTTCCTTCACTTCAGCAGCACTTGCAGCAGCCCTCACGGACGAGACCGGAACAGGAGCAGCCGTATTCGCAAGCGGAGCGACACTCATCGCACCGGTGCTTGGAACCCCAGCTTCGGGCGTCCTCACGAACGCAACCGGCCTTCCCCTCACAACTGGCGTGACTGGAAACCTTCCCGTAACGAATTTAAATAGCGGAACCAGCGCGACGTCTTCGACCTTCTGGAGAGGTGACGGAACGTGGGCAGCGCCGTCGGGTGCTTCACCCCTGACGACCAAGGGAGACCTCTACGGGTTCAGTACCGTCAACGCACGATTACCAGTCGGTACGGACACATTCGTACTTACTGCAGATTCAACGCAGACACTCGGCGTTAAATGGGCTGCTTCCTCGGGTGGTACTGCTCCTGCAATCGGCGGAACCCTTACCTCAGGAACCCTGGGTTCTATTCTCTTTTCGGGATCGGCTACGTTCGCACAGGACAACACAAACTTGTTCTTCAACAACACCAGCAAGCAGATGCGAATCGGTTTGACTGGCGCACCGTTTGATACAGATAGCCGTGTTCGCCTTGCGGTTGTTGGAAACGTAAACGATTACTCGGACGTTGCTGCGCAGAATCAAAACTCGGGTGCTGCTGCGACCACCGACTTCTTCACTTCGGCCGACAACGATAGCTCGACGCTTGTCGGACACTACACTGACTTCGGCATCACCAGCTCCGGTTGGAGTGCGACCAATGCCGGAAACATAAAGGGTGTTTCTGTAGCTGCCGGTGGTACTGGGTACGTCGTTGGAAACGTACTCACTATTTCGACGGGAGGAAACGGAGACGCAACCGTAACCGTTGCCACCGTTAGTGCTGGTGTGATAACTTCCGTAACCATTTCAAATAACGGTACAGGATACGTAACGGGGGCAGCACGATCAACCACAGGCGGTGCAGGAACCGGCGCTACGATAAACGTACTCAGCATCATCGACTTCACCTTCTGGGCTGCGAACGACGGATACTTGTTCAACTCGGGAGGAAACTTGAATATTTCTACTGACACGATAGGTAAAGTAATCAAATTTTCGGTTGGCGGTATCGGCACTACAAATGAAGTAGCGCGATTTGCCACTGGTGCAGTAACGCTCACCGCAACAGGCGCAACAGCGTTGGCTGTCGGTCCGAACGGAACGACGAATCCAACGCTTACGGTAGACACCAGCACCACATCTTCAGCAACAGGTATCTCTATAAAGTCTGCAGCAGCAGCAGGTGGGGTTGGAATAAACGTAATATCATCAGGCACGAACGAGAGTCTTACTATACTTGCAAAGGGTTCTGGAAGTATTACTGCAAAATCGAATGGAGGTAGCTTCACCGTATCCTCAGCATTCGGCCCGAACCAATACACCCTTGGACAAGGCGCATTCGCTATTTCTGGGTTTTCAAACAGTAACGCAGTAACCACACGATTTAGTACAATATTTACGACAGACAGTGCATTAACTGCAAGCACTGAGGCTCTAAATGTGTATTTCAACATGGGACAGACGCGTACTCATGCGACAGGCGCACTAACGCTCCAGCGTGACTATCGAATAACAGGAACTACACATGCCTTCGTAGGAGCTTCGACACTCACCGACCATGCCGTATTCGCTGTAGACCAGCTCGCTTCAACTGCTGCGACAAATGCAACGATAACGAACACAAGCGGAATCTACATTCCTACGGTTGCGCTCGGTACGGGCCGCACGAACTCCTACGGACTTAATATTTCAGCGACCACGGGAGCGACGAATAATTACGCCGCACGCTTCATTGGTCAGGTTGTAAACGGAGGAGCAACACCCACAACCGCAGCAGGAACAGGCGCAGGGACGACCCCAACCATAACGATTGCAGGAGCGAACAACGGTGGTGTGGTGAACGTAACGACCGGAACCTCACCAACACTTTCGGGTGTGGTGGTAACGGTCACGTACAGCAACCCGTATCCAAACGGATCGGCGTCTGTACTTTCCCCAGCGAACGCAGCAACAGCAGCACTCAACAGCACCACGTCTGTGTTCACGAACGGAACCACGACCACCTTTACGATTACAGCAGGAACGGTTGCGCTCGCAGCCTCGACTGCATATTCGTGGAATTATCAAGTAATCGGCTACTAATATGGAAGACCAATACGTCAAAGTTTCAGACACTTCAATCGGAATCGTGAAAACGGAAACGGTAGATATGGCAACGCTCATCGCCACGCGCGACAACCTTCAGGCACAGCTTGACGCAACGAACGCGATGATCGCAACCGCGCAATCACTTGGAGTTACCCAAACAGCTCCTTAATAAATCTCTATGGCTCAAAACAAACTTAAATTAGCGGATGTCAACTCTTCCACAGGGACGGGGGCTTTCGTGTTTGCTACGAGTCCTACTCTCACGACCCCCGCCCTCGGAACTCCGTCTGCGCTGGTTCTGACGAATGCGACGGCGCTTCCCGTTGCGCAGTTGACTGGTACGGCGACCGGTATCCTTGCGTTCCTCGCAACTTCATCGAGTGCGAACCTTGCAGCTGCACTCACGGACGAAACAGGAACGGGCGCTCTGGTGTTCGGCACTTCGCCGACGTTTACCACACAGATCACCACTCCGGCAATCACGGCAGCAACGAACACTTCAGTGAATATTAATGCTGGTTCGTACAACACGATTCAGACCTATACGCCGACTGCTGCAGGAACGGCAACGCTCGACCTTTCAAAAGGAAATACCCACCACATAACAATGCCAGCCGGAAATATCACGATAGCAATTTCAAACGGAACAGCTGGGCAATGCTTCATCGTTCGTATCCTTCAGGATGCGACAGGATCACGAACAGCAACAATGTTCACCACTATAAAATGGGCTGGGGGAGCCGCACCAACACTTACGACTACCGCTTCAAAAGCAGATACCCTCGGCTTCGAAGTAACGGGAACCAACACCTACGACGGGTACGTAATCGGCCAGAACATATAACATGGCTATCGCTTTCGATTCATCAAGCAGCACCGGCCCAGTCTTCCCAGGAGGCGGAAGCCAGTCTGTTTCGCACACCTGCTCCGGAGTCAACAGGATTCTATGGGCTATCGTGTATGACGAAAGCTTCACTTCAAATGTTTCAAACATAACGTCCGTTACGTACAACGGCGTTACGATGACTCTCGCAAATTCCTCGTATACTTCAGGCCAGTACGGCGTGTCTGCATGGTATTTGGTAAATCCACCAACTGGTTCGCATACACTTGCGACGACTCGAAGTAACACCACGAACGGTTTTGGTATCGCTGGGATGTCATATACGGGTGCTGCACAATTTGGAATACCAGATGCTTCAACGACCGATCGCACGAATGGAAACGCGACCGTTTCGGTAACCACAATCGCAGATAACTGCTGGACTATCCTTGGCGAAGCATCTGGACGCGGAGTCACTGCCAGCACCGGCACAACAGTACGACAGGGAAGCGGTGCGCAGCTATTCGCGGGAGACAGTAATGGTGCAAAGACACCTCCTGGAAGCACCTCGATGTCTGTTACAGAATCTACAGGTGGTACACCCGGTAGAGTAATGGTTTCGTTCGCACCGTTCTCAGCAATCGCATTTGATAACGCAGCGGACGGAGGAAGCACCACTTCTACACCACTTACGTGGCCGCACACTGTAAACGGCACGAATACTATTCTGTTTGTGGCAACTCAAGGTGGAGTCGGTGCAACACCAACAACCACGGGCGTTACGTACAACGGCGTTGCGATGACGAGAGTAACCGCCCAGCAGATCCCTTCAGACCGAATCATTGATCTCTGGTATCTGGTTGGAGCACCAACAGGTTCACACAGTGTCGTAGCAACCTTCACCGGAACATTTTGCGCAGGGGTTTCTGGCTCTTATAACGGCGTAAGCCAAGGTGCGCTAGACAACAGTGGAGCGAACACGGGTTCTGGCGTGACGACATATACGCAATCACTATCAACGGTAGCCTCTGGTTGTTGGGTTCTTGGCACGTTCGCAAATAATAATCGTTTGACCGTAAGCAGCTCTGGTACTACACAACGAGTAAACGAAACCGCAAGTGGTGGTTCTGCTCTTGTTGATAACAATGCGGCAGTTGCAGGAAGTACATCGGTAACGCTTGGAGTTCAGCAATCCTCTTCTCCAATATCATCAAACTGGGCTGGAATAATGGTTTCGATAGCGCCAGCACTTTCAACAACAGTTGACGTTAAGCTGTGGGGTGCTGGTGGTGGCGGCGGAGGTTCAAACTCCGAACCGGGAGGTGCTGGTGCGTATGTCCACAACGGGAATTACGCGGTCAATTCAGGCACAGGATACACCGTTACCGTCGGCCAAGGTGGTGGTGGTGGTATGGACGGTACGGGTGGTGCAGGAGGTGCTGGATACCAGTCCGGCGGTTCGGGTGGTGTCGGCACTCATGCCGGTGGCGGTGGTGGTGGTTCTACGCAATTCGACACGCTCATAGGTGCAGGTGGTGGTGCGGGTGGTGGTGACGCAGGCCCAGGACAAGCAGGAACAGCAATCGGCGGTGTCGGTGGTACGCTAGCTGGCCATACGGGTGGAGGTGGTGGTGCTTCTGCTACGGCCGGTGTCACTGGTACAAGTTCAACCCTTGGAGCGGGAGGCACAGGAGGTTCTACCCCTACAGGAATCGGTGGTGCAGGAAACACAAACAACGGTAGTGCCGGTGGCTCTTCTGCTGGTATGTCCGGAAATGGAAACACTGGCGACCCAAGTATCGGAGCTGTTGGTTCGGGCGGTGCTGCTGGTGGTACTAACTCAGTTGGTGGTACTGCTGGTACAGGAGCAAACGGAGCTTCTGGTGATTCGGGTGGTGGTGGTGGTTCTGCTGCTGCTGCGGTCGCAACGAATGGTGGTGCTGGTGGCGTTCCTGGAGGTGGCGGTGGTGCAGGATACAACGCAGGTTCAGGCTCGAACATCGGTGGTGCGGGTGGAAACGGAATGGTCATAATCTCCGCACCAATCGGAACCGTTGTCTCCGCAACGGGCGGTACGCACACAACATCAGGCGGAAACGACGTATGGACGTTCCTTTCAAACGGAACATGGACACCGTCGTTCGGCTCCACTACGAACGCATCGTTCCTTCTTAAAATGATATGAGCGACGAACACCCAACAAACACAGACCTTCAGGAAACAATGCGAAAGCAGGAGGAAACGATCCGTGCGCACACGGTTGAAGATACGGAACAGTTTGAGGCGATTCACGCAAGATTCGATGAAGTTGCAAAGCAGCAGGATGCTATCCTTAAGAAGTTAGATCCTGTTGTTGACGTATATAAAGCGACACTCTTGAATGTGAAGTTCATCACCGGCCTCGGGTCTGTCGTATTCGCAATAAGCGCAATCGGAACGGGAATATTCTGGATTGTTCAGCACCTCATACTAACGAAATAAGCTATGCAACCAACTCTCCAACAATTCAACCAAATGGCGCAGCAATTGAAAGCTCTTCAGGAGCAGGTTAATGCTATGCAGTTCGTCTTCAGGAATCACAAGCACCGAGGAACCGACGGCAGCCAACCGTTCGGATTCCGCGATCTCGCTGACGCTCCAAAATTGTATATCGCAAACGATTATGTTCGTGTCACCGCAGACGGAAACGCACTGCACCTTTCTGCTACATAATTATGGGATCAGACGAACAAACAATCACAATCGACCTGACGGGAAGCAAGGGCCTCGCGCCGAGGTTCTATGCTGACCAGCCGTATTCGATTCCGAGTCCGAATTTGCGCTATCAGGCCCAAGACGGAATGGCCGTCGGTGGCGTGTATAACCCGTTCCGTCGCCTTGGGTATATGTCCCCAAGCAACACCGCAACGAAGAACGTCACGATTACGGGAAACAGTCTCTTCACCCACACGACCGCATGGGAATATGATTCGCTGAATCAGAACGCATACCTTGCAACCGGCTCTATCGTCGCAACGGGAACGACTGACCTGAGCACTTTTGCAAGCTCGATGACACTCACGAACTGGACGTCTGGTTCGGTGCGGGATATGGCTATCTATCAGGTTAACGGAAAGCGCACGCTCATGGTAATGGGAGTGTTCAATTTCGGCGGAGTGAACGAGGGACGCATCGCAACGCATGACCTCGACCATGGACTCGGAAACACCATAAACTACCTTGGTACGGGTGGTTCGGTTGCGAATACGTTCGGCCTTTCAGTCAGTCCGAGCAAAATGATTCCAGCCGACAACAGTTTCATGTACATTTTAGACAACAATGCCGTACATAAGCTGGACGGGACGCTCGCCGGAGGAACGAACGGAACAATCACGGCAAATGCCCTCACGTTTCCAGCGTGGATGGTTCTCACCGACGGTCTCGACCTGCACGGAAAGCTCTACATGGGAGTCCAAGATACTCCGTCCGGAACGTCCTTTGGAAACTACGCAGGATTCTGCGGTGTGTACATTTGGGATCGCCAGACTACAACGTTCGGATTCCAAGATTTCGTCATAATTCCGCAGGCGCACTTCATCCGAAAGCTCTACGTTTCTCCGGCTGGAAAAATCCGCGCAATCATAAGTACCACATCGAACGAAACAGCAATCGTCGAATATAACGGAGTCTCGTTCGAAACGATAGCGCGACTCGGCGTGAATTCGTTCCCTCCGTACTACGATTCTGCGCAGGTAGTTGATTCGGGTATCTGGTGGCAGACATTCGACGGGCAGATTTTCTTCTATGGAACCCCAGCACCAGAAATGAACGGAAACGCAGTCGACGCAATGGGAAACATAGTGAGCGACGCAGAGGCACTCTACTGTGTCGGGAACTTCACACCAGCCGGAACGATAGGCGGAACGCTCTTCTACGGTTCTAATCTTTCAGACTACTCAGCCGGAGTGCCAACCGGAATGAGGGCGTCGCCAGAAGGATTCTTCCTTTCCTATCGTGACGTTGCGGGGTCTGCGTTCTTCATGAAAAAGTGGTATCCCCACGCAGAAGCAAGCGCGAGCCTGATAACGCCTATGGCTACGGACATTGGAAATGTGTTCTATCCTGTGCGTATTCTTCCGATTTTCTCGTCTATTGATTTCGTGAAGATCGCGTGCGCGCCGTTGGCAGACGACACGATCGGAAACACTACCGTCGTCGCTACGGTGAAAGTGTTTTACAACATGAGTACAACCCCAGCAGCAACCGTTGCCGTTACCAGAAACGCGTGCCTTTCCGGAGCAGTAGACATTCCGTGCGCCAAAAACGGAGTGTTTGCAATCCAGATGAAAATCGAATTCAACACGGCACAAAGTGTCGGTCCGTTCGATTTCCACCCATACATGGCAGTTGTTAACTACACTCCTTCTGTTAAGCGAAGGTAATACTATATATTTATGTCTGTCACTTTAAACGATATCAACAACCTCGTGAACGATAAGCGCCGTGATACCGGCTCTGCTTCAATCGACATGACGCAGAACGGGTTCCGTGCGATCAATTCAACGCTCAACACGTGGAACATTGAGCACGACTGGCCGTGGCAGTTTGAAAGTACGATCATAAATTACAACCAAGGAATCACGGTGTATCCGTTGCCGTCGAGCCTTGCGTTCAAAGCGGTCATAAATCTGCGCCCGTATTCGCCAACAATGCGCGCACAGGACTTGTACTACATTTCAAACTCAAAGTTTGACTCAGACTTCGTGCATCCGTATAAGTTCGCAACCCGAACCAAGGCGCAAGCACAGCAGCTACGCATACGGTATTCAGGAGACTCGATGACGGTTAATCCTGTCTCTTCGACCACGAGCAACGGAACGTGGGTTGCTGCTGCTGCGATCTCGACCCTTTCAACAGACGTTTGGGAGCATTTCGAGCAGCCGTCGTCGCTGAAGTTTAACTATTCCGGAACCAGCGGATCGCTCACCGTAACGTCCGGCTCCGCACTCAACCTGAGCGAGTTCACCCAGCGAAGTAACGTATATTTCAACGTCAACTTGCAAAGCGTCACTAACTTCACCTCAATCACCCTTAAAATCGGCTCAGACGCGTCCAATTACATAACAGGCACAATCTCCACAGATTACCTTGGCGCGGCGCTGGGAGCCGGACAGTGGTCTCGGTGCGTTCTCCCTTGGAACGGCCTGACGACGGTTATCGGCAGTCCGGATTATACGAATATGCAGTATGTCCAGTTCACGATCGCCTACGGTTCCAGCTCAACGATGACGGGAAACCGAATCGAGAACCTTTTCGTTGCCGCGAACGTCCCGATGACGCTTGAATACTACTCACGCAACATGGCGATTGCTGCGTCCGGAAGCACCAAGACCCCTATTTTTGCAAACTCTGCGAACACAACCGACACTCCGTTGTGGTCGGGAGAGTGGGACTGGGCAAATGAAACGTTCGTGAATGGCGTCATGGAAACGGTCTCGTACCTTACGGGCGAGCGCGACGACGAAGCAAATGCGCAGCAGAGAGTCGTTGAGCAGCTTCAGCCGTTGAAAGCGCGACTTCCTTCGAAGCGCCGGTATCCACAATTCACTATGATGCCGGACGTTAATGAGCAGATGTCTGGCAGTTCGTCGAGGCCGTATTCCCCATACGGGAGATTCTAATTTATAAACCGTAGTACACTTTATTTATGGCAACAACTGATGCAGCAACCACCACACTGAAGTCTTTGACCGGAGCCGGAAGCAACGGGCCAAGCACCAGCATCACTCCAGACTCTACGGCAAGCCGAAGCCTGACGACGGGGTCGCAGGGCTACACCCAGTTCGGAAGTACCGACCCGACAACTGCCTCTGCAACTTCGGATCCTGCGCTCGGAGACATAAACAGCGATGCATCAAGTACGCTCTCTGATTACCTGAAGAACAACCCTGAAAGTTCGCAGGAATCCGGAATCATAGACCGATACAACACGGCCGTTGGCGGAATCAATACAGCAGCAGGGGATACCGCAGAAAGTATCGGTGATTACTACAACGAGAACCTTGCAGATACCCAGCGCCAGAACACTTCAGACGTCACTTCTGCGAAGGAAGCACAGGCAGGATTCGCTACAAACACCGCAGCACTTACGAACATTCAGGCAACGGGAGCAAAGCGCATCCGCGACCTCACGAATTCGCGCGATGCAGCTCTTCTCACCAACAACGCAGACCAAGCGAAGTCGTTATCCGACCTCATCATGCAGGAGCAGACAAACATAACGACCGCTCGCCAGAACTGGGTTCAGAACCTTCTCGCACTCACGACGACGCAAGCCCCAGAAAAGGCAGCCGTTCTTCAGTTCGCAACGCAGTACCCTGGAGCTGGGATTCTTCCTTCAGATACTATGGCGCAAGCCAGCGCGAAGGCTCAGGCGTCGCCACTTTATAAAGCGAATCTGTCACAGATCAATGCAAACGCTTCTGCAGCCAGTGCTTCTGCTGCTTCTTCCGCAGCAACGGCAGCAAACACGCGCACGTTGACTGGATTCCTTACCCCTACGACTCTCGGCGCGAGCGACCCAGACGTTGCGAGCCTGATAAATCACAGTGCAACACCAGAACAGATACAGGCAAAGTATCCGGTCTCGCTCTTCGGCGGAAAGGCAGCGTCAGTAATCAGTAGCGCACAGGCAAACGGATACTCCTTGAACCAAGGAACCCTTACGGGAGATGCGCAGAAAGACCAAGTTTCAGCACAGAATTCCGGCAATCCGCTTCAAAGCGTTACGTCTTGGCTTTCAAGTTTCGGAGTAGGAGCTGGAAAGGCACTCACTGCACCGGCAGCTGCAGCTCCACAGGTCACTCCTTCAGGAATCAAGTTCACCATAACGCCATAGCACCATGTCTACCGTAACTTTCTCAAACGGAAAATCAGCTACGTTTGAAGGTACTCCGACTCCTGCAGATGTCGACTACGTAGCAAAACAAATGGGCATACAGCCTGATTCCTCTGCCAGCCCTACCGCTCCAGGAGAAACTGATGTACCTGATGACGGTGCGTGGACAAAACTTGTTGGTAACGTTTCGAAAGGGCTATCTACACTGGAAAGTCCGCTTACTTCTGTTCTGGCAACACCCGTGCAGCTTATTGCAAAGGCTGCAGGAAAACCCGATCCGTTTGCAGGGGGTGTTCCTATGGGGCTTCCAGGAGCGCCAACCCAGTCGGCGGCTCCGGCTCCGGTAACTCCGGCTGGGTTCCTTCAAAAGGCAGGACAGGCAGGGGAAATAGCGAGTACGGCATACATGCCAGAAAAAGGTCTTCTTAAGTGGGGACTCACTGGTGGTGCTAACGCGCTTTCGCAGGACGTTGCAAGCGGTTCAACCGACCACCTTCTTCGGGATACTATTTTCGGAACACTCGCGGGTGCTGGAACGAGTCTTCTTGGAGACTTTGGAAAATTCATCGGTTCATCTGAAAGAGCAAAAACAGGAATCGAAGGAACGGTAGAAAAAAGCTTGACTGATGCTTCGTCTGATGTTCCGAAGCAGACACCTGTAGAGGCAGCAACTTCCGACCTCGGAGACACTGCCGACAAGACTCCCGGAGGTGAAGCTCCCGGAGACCCAATTTCCCCAGAGAAAGCTCCGCAAATTGCGAGCAACATTGCAAACGAAATAGCGCACACCTCGCCGGAGCTTCTGAACCATTATGTGAATACAACCCTTGAGCACGCAGACAACATTCGTGTTCCTACTCCCGTGCAAATTGCAGAAAACGCAATGGTTAAGCGTGCGCATATATTCATGGATCAGGTTCTTCCGAAAGCAGGAGAAGCTGTCGGCGCAGCAAAAGACGCAGCTCGCAATCTTCCGATTTCGATTTCAACAGGAGCAGGACAAGCAGCACTTACCGGAGCTGATGCTGCGCACAGTCTCTTTGCTGACATAACGCAGAAGGTCGAGCAGATGACGAAGCACACTTTCGGAAGCGTAGAGAATCAAGGCTTCGAAGGAGGACGCACGCCGGTTCTTGCGCAGATGCACGGAAGCGCCGTTGAGCTTAACGAGACCGAACATAAGCAATTGCAGGGTGTGTATAAAGCCATTGACGGCCTCGCAAATTACAAACCAACCGTCGGCCAAGCTCTCGACCAAGTGACGAACCTTCGCAAGAGCCTGAAGGGTGCGCTGATAAAGGGCGACATGGTTTCGAATTCGCCTGTTGTTGGTGCGGTGAAGTACGCTATCGGCGCGATCAATGACGCCGCCAAGAACGCTTCGCCTGAACTTGCCGCAGCGAACCAGCATTTTGCAGACCTTAAGAACCTTCAGGCTTCGATTGCAAAGGAAAGCGGAAAGGATTTGCAGAGTGCAAACCTTATGATGCGTCGAGTTGTTGCTGGTGATAAGTCCGGTCACGTTATTCCTGTGCTTGACCAGCTCACCGCCGTCACTGATCCGTTTATAAAGCCTTCAGCGATCGCAAAAGACCCTGAGCTTCAGGGGAATCTTGTACAGCACGCTATTCTCGCAAAGTGGGCGACGCAAAACTTCGGCGACGAATCGACCAAGACCCTGTTGCAGGGATACACGAGCAAAGAAAAGGAAACGGCAGGAATCCTTGCCTACCCGAAGCGCTTCATCATGGGACTTGGTGCGCACGCACTTGGAGCGATCTCGCCGAAACCTCTTGAATATGCGCAGTCGTTGGCGAAAGGCGAACCGCAAAGTATGGAGCCGATCGCTCGTGCCGTGGATAAGGCTATGGCTTCCGCAGAAGGAAACAAGATCGTTGGTGGGTTCGTTACGAAACTTCGCCAAATGGGAATGACTGCAAAGAACCTCGAAGAGAAGATAGCTGTTCCGCTTGCTCGTGCGTACTATCTGAACAAGCTTAACAACCCAGACACCGGACTCGCTGCACAGGAGAGCAACCCCTTGGCTGCTCCTTCGGTTGCCGTTCCGCAGGATGTAGGGCCGACCCGAACACTGACGGGGCCGAATGCCGCACAACGATCATTAACGGGAAACTAAAATACACACATGGAACCAACACAGATACCCGCAGAAATAGCGCTCGGTGCGATACAGTCCGAACCAGATTACCGAGACTCGCTCGCTTCGGCCGAAACCCAAGGCGAGGCCGGTGCGGTTTCCCTTCCGGCGATCTACGCAACGGATTTAACCCAGCTTGGGCCAGTTATGATGCAGGGCCAGCAGCCGTCGTGCGTTTCGCATGCGTGGGCGATGCTTATGAAGCTGTACTGGTTCCGACAGACAGGCGAAGTGATAGACTTTTCCCCACGCTTTCTGGATATTCTTTCCGCAGAATCAGACATACCGCTTGACGGTGGTCGCCGACCACGAACCGTAGCGAAGATAGCAGCACAATTCGGCTGCTGCACCACGGCGATGCTTCCGAACAACGTGAACCTTTCTATCGCTGAGTATCGAGACCGAGCGCACATAACGCAGGCAGCATACGCAGAGGCCGCAAAGTACCGGATTCCTGGGTACGTTCGCATATCCGACACTCCGGTTGCAATCCGCCAAGGTATCCTCGCCTACGGTGCTCTCAGTGGCCTATTTTCGATCGGTAGCGAGTTCTGGCTGCCAAGCTGGGCAGATTCCGATATAGACCCCCTACGCACGCCTAGGGCGATTGTGAGCGGCCATGAACTCGTCCTGAAAGGTTGGGTAGATAGCACCATGAATATCCTCCGCAATCAGTGGAGCGCTGCGTGGGCGAACCAAGGCGAAGCGAAGTACGACCAAACAAAGTGGTCTCCGTACATTTCCGAGGTGTGGGCAATTGCGCAGATACCGCAGGACGTTCAGGATTTCCTTAACACCCTGCCGAAGCAGAGCGATTTCCACTACGAGTGGGACAAGAACCTCGCCCTTGGCGACGTCGGCGTAGACGTTAAGTTTGCGCAGGTTGCTCTGATGATTCTGGGGCATTTGGGAGCCGTCCCCGCAGACCAGCTTGGGTTCTATGGACCAAAGACTGCCGTTGCGGTTGCCGCGTTCCAGAGTGCGCACAAGATAACCCCGACTGCTGGAAACAGCATAGGGCCGAAAACGCGTGTTGCGCTGAATGCTCTTTTTGCAATTTAACCTTTAAACCTATACTCCTATGCTTATAATCTTCAGTGCTCTGGTATCGCTCTTGGCGCAGATCCTTAAAAACGTCACAAGGACGAGCGAATGGGTGACGCTCTTGATCGTGCTGGTTCTCTCTCTCGTTGCTGCGTATGTAGATTTCCTGCTCACGCAGTTCAACCTTATGGAAAGCTTCATCGCAATCATGACAATTGCCGGAGCTATCTACACGTTCATAATCCAGCGATTCGAAACGGACGCACCGAACGGAACGAACGGAATTTTGAATGTGAATGTTCCTGCGTCTGCGAGCGCTCCGGGTTAAGTCCAGCGTTCGCCGGAGAAAATGCCTTGTTTATTGCAGGGCATTTTCGCTATCCCCAACTTCTCATTTTGTATTCACGCAATTCACACGCATAATCTTGTTATATGGCAAGCAAGCATGTAAAATGTGAACAGCAAGTAGAGAAAGGTTTTTGCAATTCTCGAAAGTCTTTCCTTGCTTGCTTGCCAGTATTCAAGTGTGAAAAGCTCTAGCTTCGGCTGGAGCTTTTTGCATTTGGCGCTGGGGGTTAGAACGGGAGCGATATGCCCGTATAAGATTCATCGGCTGCTTCGGCTGAAATAGAAGCTACATATACCGAGGAGTCTTCTCTCTTCTGCATTTCTTTCGGGATCTGCGGGGGAGGGGGGTCTTATACAAGACATACCCGAGGAATCTTAAAATACTTACTTATGAAGAGAATATACAAACAAGCCGTAATGTACGAAGAAGGCCAGAAGTGCATCGCGTGTTCTGGGGAAAAAGGAAACGACAAAGGCGGACGGCTCGTTGCCGTTTTGAAGCAGACTACCGTGTTCTCCCGTAGGTTCTCGATGCCCTACCGGTATCACATTCTTCAGTGCTCGCGGATCGCGTGCAAATACAAGCTCATTTCCGACGAGGTCGAGAAGAAACTGCACGAACGCAGCAGTGCGTATGTCCAAAAGGAAAAAGACAGTACCCTCGAAAAAAGGCTCAGGTTTACTCACTGATTCGCTATCCCCAACTAGGCTATAGGCATATTGCAAATATCCCGATTATCAGGCATTATATACATATGGGAAGCGAAATGAGCCTCTCGGAATTATAAAAAATATAAATGTGTAGAAACATGAAAACCCTCATAAATATAAACGTGTTCGAGAATCGAAAAGCGCAGGAATTCTTCCTTGAATGTTCAAATTCTCTGGAAGGAAAAAAGAAGGAAGCGTTCAGTTTGTTCATCATAAATAAGTTTGATATGAAGATCACCTCAAAAGAGGGTGTGTGCAAGGAATTTAAAATCACGAAAGAAGACGTAGCGGAAACCTACGATTTCGTGGCTGGTAATACGGTCTCCGCCTAACGTGTATGACTGTCCACCCCCGAATGCGAATCACGGAAGAAGATATGGCTATGCACGATTGCCACGCTTCCCCCGAAGACGGTTGCACTGCGTGCAATGCATGGGAACAGCAGCAAGATGAAGCGCGGGTCTGCCCCGAAGATGCGTGCGACGGCTCCGGTCTCGTGCAGAAATTTACCTACGATTCAGAAATGCACACGTACCTCCCCGACGGGGAAGAAGATTGCGTGTGTGCTGATTCAACCGATAGCGATTCCGAAAATGTCTACTAAACCTATTTTCTGGGTGCTGCTTGTGATCGGTTTGTTCTTCGCGTTCTGTGCTGGTTTGCTCTGGAACGGAAACAATCTTGTTGCGCAGATGTTCTCTCTCGTTTCTGCCGCGTGTCTCCTTTACGCCATTACTTTCGGAATCAAATAATATATGCCAACCCCTATAACTGTTAAAGATGTTGCTGATTTCCTTCGGGATTCGCGCGAATGCCTGACGCTCAATGCTATTGCTCGTGCTGTCAAAGAAGCGCTCACGCCAGAAGAAGTGAACCTTCTTATTGAAAACCTAGAAGCTGTACGCGTATGATTAAGATCCTAAGTATTAACTTCGTTTTCTTCGTAATCGGTATTACAGGTGTCTGGATTACCACCCACAATTGGTTGGCGATGTTCTGGACGTTTATAGCTGCGGTCCATATCACCTTTACTAATAAGACGCAGATAACAGTATGAGTCTCGCTCGCGTGTATAAAAAGTCGGACTGGGCTTCGGAAAAACTAGGTGATGCTATGAACGCATGGGTTCCGAGAGAATTCCAACCGAAGGTTGTCGAAATAATCAATAAAGTTCTGCGTGCGACGGTTGACCTTGCGATAAATACCCAGCGCGACGAGGTCACGCGATTCGTGCAGGACGGCATGACCTTGGAGGAAGCGTTCGATAAGTACGCAGAAATATGAAACCTTCCATAACCAGCCGAGAGCGTATCATCCCGAAGAAAGCGACGCCTGAATTCAGTGCCAAGCGTGAATTCTTCAAGTGGGTTCTGTATTGCAGTATCGGTGCGCTTATCGCCCTGATGATTCATTTCTCCGGCGAAAGCAAAGAACCGATCGCACCCGTGGCGCACGCAGATGAGATAGAGCAAGCTCCTGATTCGGTTCAGGAAGCGGCGTATTGCCGGTCATGGGACAAGGGCGCGACCAAGATTACCAACCTTAAGAGCAATATGCTCGTTGCGGCGCATTGCGCCAAGTATCTATGAAATCTCCTCTATTTTTTCTGGGCTGCATCTTGTGGGGTGTGTGGTGCGTAATCGTTATTCCGAACATTGTAGAAATGGCGGTGACGGCACTGTTCGGAGGATTCTTAATAGGCAACGCAACAATAGATTTATGAACCGAACAATTAAATTCAGGGCGTGGATGAAGAAGGAGTTCAGTTTGCCGCGTGCAAGCTACGACACCTTCACAATTCAAGAACTGATGAGTGGAAAGTACGAGTTCTCGAAGTACGAAAACTGGGAGCAATTCACCGGCCTCCTCGACAGAAACGGGAAAAAGATTTATGAGGGGGATTTATTCCAAGACGAAGAGGACGGAAGTTTCAACTGCGTTGAATGGTCTGAGACACACGCAGGCTGGACGACTAACGAATGGTTCACTCCGCTAGAACTGTCGCAGCAGTCCCACAGTCTCGAAATCATCGGCAACCTTTACGAGAATCCTGAACTTTTAAAAGTATGAAACTAACTATCTGCCGCGAGTGCCTTGCGCCGAAGCGAAGTCTGTTTTTCAAATGGGGAGCGTGCCTGATGTGCAGGATCTCCAGCGTTATTCCTGAGATAGGTGTGTGGATATGAACCGCCCTATAGACCCTCGTGAACACGACGCACCGTACGAAGAATTAGAACCACTACTGAATGAACGTATGCCAAAATTTTCAGAAATTACACCAAGCGAGGTTCTGGGAAGTCGAGGATACAAGATTTATTTGCTCGTTCTTCTAAATATTGGCGCGTAGACGATCCCTGCAATCATGTTCGTTACGTATTTACTAGGCGTGAAAACACTCTAATGCTTTAACGGTATGAACACCAACACCGTCTTGCTGGCTATATTAGTAATCATGTGCGTGTGGGTTATGGGCCTCTTCACGTATGTAGTAATTCATTTCTCATGAATAAAACCACCTGCTGTGAATTGTGTACCGATAGCCACCCTGCAATTCAGAAGGGCGCATGGCGATAGTTAGATACCTCTAATCCCTAACAGTAGAACTATATGAAAGACCTTGTAAAGCAAAAGATTATAGAATTAGTGCCTGAACCTGAAGGCGTAAATTACGCCTGCCCGCGATGTTCTTTGTATCCAAACACCCTTGCCGACGTACTGCGTGCGATAGACGAATACGGTATCGCAATTCGTGTAGACCAAAATGGTACGTTTTGGCGCGTCATACGTGATGAACCATTCCGAGACGAAGACGGAGCATCGATCTGGTGGAACCTCACCACCGACTTCGACGGCCAGACTGACGAAGTGAAGACCTTTATCGGCTCATTGATTGGCGCATGAACACCCCTACCTGCTGCGAACTCTGTGCTGACACGAATTTCAGGTTCGCACATGGCTGCCAAGACACAGCCTGCAAATGCCATACCGCAAAGAGGGAAACAGATGAAACGAAGTTCTTCCAGCATATAAATCAAACCGCATGTACGCTCCCGTTCGGTCATAAAGGGAACTGTTTTCCACCAAAGACCGAAGGCGAAGCAATCTATTCCAAGGATAACCAAGGAGGGTTCCACACTACCCCTAAGAAACGTGGGGAGGTGTACGCAGCACTCAATAAACACTTCGGACGTGAGATACACGTAGGAGAGAGCGACCTCGAAACTGCACGCGAGATAGCAACGCTAGACCTTAAAGCCCCTACCAAATAATTAAATCTGTATGGATACGAAAGAGAAGAAAAACGCAAGGAGCCGCAGGTGGAGATTGAAAAATAAAGTAGTCCTACGGGATCTGGTAACGGATCCGCTTGCGGTCGAACTGTGCGCTGGGTGCTATCGGACGTTCCTTTCAAAGCTCGGGTGCTTGTGGTGCATTAAATATAACCAAAAATAATTATGAGAATAGACGGATACCTCGATCGCCTTATCGGCCAAACGCTTCTTGCGCTGGATAGTATAAAGCGCGCAGAGCATGTGTCCTCGGGCAAACTTTCCGCATCTGCGCTCGGCAACCCCTTGCAATGGCAGATCCTTAAATCGCTTGCCGTGGAGCGCGGAGACATAGACGAATACACGCTGCGTAAATTCCAGCGCGGAAACCACGTAGAAGACTGGTACTTGGGATTGATTCCCGGAGTCATAAAGAAGCAGACATTCGTTGAGTACCGGAAGGTTGTCGGCTACCTCGATGCGTTTGTCTCTACGGAAAGCTGGGACTTCGAGAACCTCGGAGACCTTCCCTTGGAGGTCAAAAGTGTCACCAACGCGAAGTTTAAGCGCATAACGACCCAAGGCGCACCCGACCACTCGCACGCCCTCCAGTGCGCCTTGTACGCCCTTGCAGAGGGTACTCCGTTCTTCGCTGTGTCGTACATTGCCGCAGACGACTACCGAGTTCTCACGTATGTCCTGAATACAGAAGATTTCAAGGCAGAAATAGACGGAATAATAGATCTGTACGACCAGACAAAAGCTCGCGGAATCATTCCGGTGTTTGAAGCGAAAGAGAAGTGGCAAATGCTCCAGAAATACAATGACTATTATGAGTGGTCTAAACTGAACGCCGCAGAGATAGGAGCAAAGGTTCGCGGTATGGGTATGGCGTACCCAATCATTACCCCCGTCTACCTAACTACCCGCTAGTTATCCCCTTGGAATATATAGCAAATATGCCTAGTACATGGGATAATGTGAATATTACTGATAACACTTGAGCATGTTTTTCAACAGAAAAAAGCAGGGTGCGGTTGTTCGTGAAGGGATCGTTTCGCTGGAAGACGCACCGCAGGAGACTGGGGTTGATTTCCACGCGACAACAGAAGCAGCATTAAAGAACGTTCTTTTGATGTCGCAGCAGGATGCGTTTTCTATTTCCTTGGAGAAAGTGGCAGCTATCCTGATTCAGAGTTTCCCGAAAACTGATGTGCAGGAACTTATAAAAATACTGGCTCGAAACCAGACTAAGTAATTATTCTTATGACCTACGCAGAGAAAATGAAACAGCAGGAAGATGAAGCAAAGAAAAGTGGCTACGCAAGCTCCGGAAACGACTGGTTCAAGTTTGCCGAAGGCGATAACCGGTTCCGCATCCTCACCGAGCCGGAAACAATCTATGAAGATTACACGAACGGAATCTGCTACACAGACTGCGGCTACGAAGGATCCCCAAAGGCGATGACCTACGTTCTCGACGGGAAGGACGGCAAGATAAAGCTTGCAAAGCTTCCCTATGGCGTTGCAACCACGATTGCTGCGTATGAATCCGACGACGACTATGCGTTCTCTGGGTTCCCTATGGATTTCGACGTTAAAGTAAATGCGAAGGGAGCCGGAACAAAGGAAGTTAAGTACACAGTCACGCCGAGTCCACGCCGCGAGATCGTTTCAAGCGAAACAATGGAGGAACTGAACAAGAAGAAACCCGTCATTGAGATCGT